TTGTCATACTCTGGATTGAGCCAGTTAATGATGATCGGTAATGCTGATACAAGGCCAATGGTCAGTGCCGGGTGAATGCCTAAAGTGTCTGCATTTACAAGCAACCAACCAAGCACACCAGCGCCAAATACTTTTACAAATGAGGCTATTGGGCTATGTGCAAACCATGTTAAAAATGACATTAGAGAGCTGCAATTTCCTCGGCAGTTAATCCAAGTTTAGCAAGTTTGGCAAGTGCTGATTCTCTTGCAGTTGCTTTGGCTTCAACTTCTGCTATTTGATTTGCAAATTTTGCTTGGTTAGCTTTGTATTCTTTAAGTTCGTCGGCTGTATATTCTCTTGTGGATTGTTCGCCAGTTTCTGCGTTAACTTCTAATGCAATTAAAGCTTCTGTTTTTGATGTTGCCATGTTATGAATTCCTCAATCCGTAAACTCTAATTGTTCCGGTAAAAGTACCACCACTTGTTTTAATGGTAAATCCATCATAGGCAGTTGTTGTTGTATGTAATCCAGTGATCATTTGCCAGTTGTAAGATGAAGTAGTGGTTTTTGTACCTTGACATTGCATAAATGTAGATGAAGCCAAGGCTGGGCGAGCAATAGTTAATTCTGAAACTGTACTTGTTGTATTAGAAGTACCACAGACTATGTGAGCAATTCCGTATTCTTGATAAATGTTTGGTGCAGTGCTGTTGTTTGCATAAATTTGACCATAATAATAACTTGTGCCTCCTGCTGGTGTACCTGCTAAAGCATTTTGATAAAGTAAAGCATTATCTGTCGAGCTAACTCCAGTAATAAAAATTTTGTAATTGTCATACGTGCTAGTAAATACATTTGAAATAGTTACCGTTGAAGCCGCTGAGGTTGTAGTTGTATTTAGGTGAACCATTCCTACATTTTTGCCAGTTGTAATACTGTTTAAGGTTGTATCAACCGAGCTGCCAAGTGTACGGATAGCAGATGCGCCATCCTTGACATACGCTGTGTTGTCAGGTGTTGTCCACGAGTAGTTAGTGGTTGTTGCCATTATAAATCATCCCATTCTTGTGTACTTGGAGTATACCCTGCCCAAGTTGTGGTTGGTGGTATTTGATCCCAGATAATACTCAAATAAGTTTCAGAGTATGCCGAGCAGGTCAGGGCAAGTTCAGCGGTGTATCTGGTCAAGTTCCATGTGTAGCCCTCTACAAAGCCGTCAAAGGTAGTTCCAAAGACCGCTGGTAGTGCGCTGGTGTTCACACGTAGCCCGTTGTAAACGGCTGCTAGGGCATCCCTAGTGGCATCTGTAACGGTAGGTGAGTGTAAAGGTATTGTAATTGTTTCTGGATACATTCTTGGATATGCCCGAGATTCTAAAAAGTCGTTGGCTTGTGTTAAAGCATCAGCTGCATTGTGTAATTGAGTTGTGCGAGTTCCAGATAGTTGGCCATACTGAATGATGGAGTTTTCATCACGTGCATTTTCTGTACCTGAACGCCATGTCACATTTACATCATTTACGATTTCGCCCCATTGGGCTTGTGTGCGTAGACCTTGGGCAAGAATGTCGTCAGCTGTGAGAGTCAATGGGCTGGCGCTGGCTCGGCTGGCGTAATCGTCATAATGCAGATCGCCATCGCCACCTTCCCAAAGTACGCCACGGCCAGAGTTGGCTGCATTGACGGCAAGAGTATAGGCATCATCCTCGCCTGAATTGTAGGCCTGCAGCTCATAAACACCCGGCACGTCAACATTGGCAGTTAAGTTATCGACTAAGGCAACATTGGTTGCATCATAACTATCCCAAGTTGTTTCACTAGGTAAGTCATTCCAAGTAATAGTTCCACTTAAATCTGACCATGATTGTAAAAAGGCTTCACTAAGAATGTTAAGAATACGTGTGCCGTCAAACTCTTTTGCATAGTTGCTACCGCCGACTAAGTGACGGTTTAGCTGCGACAAAGGGCCAACGGCTGTAATGGTGTAAATGGCTATTGAGCCATCTGATCCATAAGCCTGCAGGCTAATGTCAATATCAGAAATAATGCCAGCAAAGATTTCTTGTGTGCCTGATGTTCCCTTGGCAATTGACACTGATACTTGTTGGCTTAAAGCAATGTTTAATGGCTCACTGGCATCTGTCCAAAGACTAATTGATGCATAGCCCGGTTGAGGCTGTGTGGTTACATCATTACGGCCCATGCGGATTGAAATAGATGAGATCGTGTTATCCGCGTAAGTCGTAGCCCCTGCAAAAGTCACAGTCGGGTACGGGTCGTAAGTTGTCACAATGTAGCCCCGACAAGATTAACTGCCCCTGTGCGCCTTGAGGAGTCTTGTAATAGGCGTTCAATGCTACGGCGAGCAGACTCACCATCAATGACACCATTCATGATTATGGTCACGCCTTGGCCAGCGCCACTGTCTGGCCTGATTGATCCAGCGCCAGCAGGCACAAAGGTCTCTGGCCCAAACTCGCCTACTCGGTAAGCCTGCCCTGCCATTACTGGGCCACCTGATGCGCGACCACCAGCCAAGCGCATTAAATCACCTAAGCGACTAAATGGGTTCATAAAGTCTTTTAAGCCGTCTGGTACTTTGTCATAAAATCTCATGTAATTTTGATAAGCAGTTGTAACGCTCTTTAAGGCATTAGCAAATGTCTCCATTGCATTAGCAATCTTTTCAAGTGTTCCGGCAGCCTGTGGGCCATCACCATTTATTGCTTTGAATAACTGACCAAAAGAATCGGCTACTGCTCGAAGTGAGCCACCAAGACTGAAAGCGCCGTCACCCTCAAATTGCCCGGCTAGTTCTCTGGCACGATTGCTTAATCCTTGTGGATCCTCGCCACTGAATCCTTTTGCAACCATGTTTACTTGCTCAAGCAAATCTTTCATAGTTGGCAGTAATGCCATACCAATTGATTCTTTAAGTTCGCCTACACGCTCGGTGACGATTGCTAACTGGCCTGCATAGGTTTCGGTGTTGGCTTTAGCTGCGCCACCAAATAGGCGTACAAGTTCGCCTTGTACGAGATTAAAGTCACCAGACTTCTTAATGGCATCATCTAGTGGAATGCCTAATTTAGTAAGTGCGCCAATGTTGCCGTTGTAAGCCTTGCTAAGTGTTAGCGATACGGTTTCAAGGTCTTTTCCTGTAGCTGCAGAAATGTCCATTGCAAGGTTTGTAAGTTGCTGAGCCTTGCCTACATCCCCAGTGGCTCGGGCAAGGTTAGCCAGTGCCGGGCGTAATTTAGTGTCTGCAATACCAAAGGCCAGTTGTTGCTTACTGATGTAATCCTCGGTGGACTTAATCTGGGCATCAGTTGCATTTGTGGTGTTTTTTAATGCTTCGGCAAGTTGCTTTTGTGATGCTTCATCCTCTACGGCTGCCTTGACTCCATCAATGCCTAACTTGAGTGCATAAGCCCCAGCAGCTGCACCAGCGATTGCAAAAGACTTGGCCATTGCCTTGGAATACTTGCCGACCTTGCTTGAGAAAGACTTAGTGCTGTTGTCAGCCTTGTCCATGCCATTGAGGAACTTTTCAACATCAGCAAGTAACGAGAGTTTGAGTGTGCGTGTATCAGCCATTATGAGTTCCTTGCCCAGTTGTCCATTACCTTATTGCAAGCTGCAAACCATTTTCTTTTAATTTCAGGTTGCATTGCCTTAAGAGTAGGAAAGATCCAGTAACCTGTATTGCCTCGACCCTCTCGGGCTGTACGAGGTGGGAATCGGTAGCCACCATTAGCAAAAGCCTGTTTGTTTCCAAAGGCGTTACGATCTCCACCAAATTCATTACCAAATAAGATTTGCCCGGCATTAGCGCCACCTGATGCGCGGCCTTTTGATCCACCAATGTAAACGGTAGGTACTCGGTCTCTAGCAGGTCTTACAGTTGCAGCTGCAATAGCGGCTTGTTTTGGATAGAAAGGATGAGCATAACCAGCGCGTTGAATGTTTTGGGCAGTCCAAGCGCTTATTGCGTAAACGTCATTCTTTAATTCAAACTGGGCTTCTTTGTCCATGACATTAAGAGCCTTAAGCAATCCACGATAGTCAGAGATGTCAGGTTTAACAGTAATGCTTGTTCTAGTATCTGCCATTACCGTTCCTCTCTGTTATCAGCTGTAAGGCTGTGTTGATGTCTGCGAGTGACCATTGGTAAAGATCAGATAATGGAATCCCTGTAACAACTGCTATTCTGACGAGTCCGTCAGCGAGTTCTCTTTTGGGCTTTCCTCAACCACCTCGAATGTTTCAAACTCATTTGTCACCCAAGCCTGTTGGTTTGGCATTTGGGTTTTACCCATTGACCGCGCCGCCTTGAACAAAATACAAGTAATAACATCCAATGAACCTTGGCTCATCTTTTCTGCCGCTTGGCTTACTGTGTAACCGAGTTCTCTCTCAATCTCAATCCACAACCAAGCGTTTTCATCACTCACTATGTAGTTATTGCCCTGTTTTGTAGTTACGTTGTATTGCATAATGGTTGCCCTGTTCTGCTAGTTAGGCTCTTGCGACTGTTCCATCCTCAACAACAAAGCTGAGGCTGGTTGTTAGTACGTCTGTGGCAGCGCCACCGACTGTAGGAAATACTGGAAATACGTTGCCAGTGAATGTGTCACCGTTTACATCAAATGAGAATGCAAGCGATGTATCTGGTGCGCTGTTCGCTGCATCCCAAAGTGCCGAGATAATACCTGCACTTGAAGTATCGTCTAGGTATAGTTCCACATTTAGTGTGGCGGTCTTGTCTACGGTCTTGTAGGCGCGACCTGATAGCACTTCAAGTACCTGCTGGTTGTTTTCGCGCTCTAGAGTAACTGTTGATGCTTGGTCAGCGTATGACACAGAGTTGATGCTCAAAGTCAGATTCCGACCAGTTATGTATGTTGCTGGCATGACTTGCCTTTCTAGTTGGTTGTG